TCTATCTGAAATTGCTAAAAATTGGTACGATTATTTAGTGTCTAAAGGTGTTAAATTTGAATGGGAAGAAAAAGTTATTAAAATTAATTTTGAAAGAAAAGAAATTACATCAAAATCTATGATAAACGAAAATAGATTAAAACTTGTTTCTTGTTACGATGAACTTATATTTGCAGTAGGCAAATCAGGAATTGATTTTGCTCAACAGTTAGCAAACGAATATGAACTACCAGATGAACCTAAATCAGTACAAATTGGTGTTCGATTTGAGGCACCACAAGAACACTTTCAAAATCTAATTGATATTTCATATGACTTTAAGTTATATAGAAAATTTGACGATAAAGGAGTTTCATTACGTTCATTTTGTACAAACAATAATGCAGCATTTGTTGCTGTAGAGGAAACATATGGCGATGTAAGTTACAATGGACATGCTAAAAAAGATCCTAAATATTTAAATGGAATGACCAATTTTGGCATCTTAATGGAAATTAAAGGTATTGACAATCCATTTGAATGGTGTAGAGAAGCAGTTAAAAAAGTACAAATTGATGGAACTGGAACATACTATAGCCCATCACGTAAACCATCATTAACATCAGAAGGTACAGATGTATCATCGATTCAAGTAGAGGATTTAATGTATTTATATGATTCATTAGGTGAATATGCTCAATATATTGTTGATTTTATTGAAGATATGAAAAAAGTATTCCCTACACTTAAAGATGATTGGGGAATTTATATGCCGGAAGTTAAATATCTTTCACCAGAACCATTAGTAAATTATGAAGATCTTAGTTTAACAAAGTATCCTAACGTACATTTCGTAGGAGATGCTTTATCCGCTCGTGGTATAACAGTTTCGGGAGCGCATGGAGTTTATGTAGCAGAAAGTTTTTTAAAATAAATAAATAAATAAAAGTTATGAAAATAGGATTTTGCGGAACAATTTCAGTAGGTAAAACTACATTAGTTAATGCTTTAAAAGAATTACCAGAATTTGCAGATTATCATTTTGCAACAGAACGTTCAAAATATTTACGTGATTTGGGTATTCCATTAAACACAGATTCAACATTAAAAGGTCAACTTATATTTTTAGCTGAACGAGCTAGTGAATTACTTCATAAAGATATGATAACAGATCGTACAGTAATTGATGTTATGGCATTTAGTCATTTATCAATTACAATTCCGTTTTTTATATCTGCTGATTTAAATAAGGCTGTATCTGAATTGATACGAGATTATGATTATATATTTTATGTTTCACCTGAAGGTGTAGAACTAGAAGATAATGGAGTTCGTGTAGTAGATTCTGAATATAGAATAGAACTTGATAAAACTATTAAACAATTACTAGAACAACATAAATTTAAACTTAATTCTCTTAAAGGATATTCTGAACTATCAGGTACTACCGAGGAAAGAATACAAAAAATTAAACAAGTAATGTCCCTTTAATATTTATTAATAAAATATAATATGGATAATTTTGATTTAAAAAATTACTTAGCTGAAAGTAAACTTTTAAAAGAAAATACTTTAGCAGGTTATTATGGAGACGATGCAAGTAAAAAACTCAGAACATTAGCTAACGAAATCGACACAATAATATCAGATTATCCTGAAAAAGAAAATCTTATTGACAAAATTACCGATCTAGCTTTACAATACGCTCAAGATTATCAAGATTATCAAGATTATTAAACATTTATTAATAAAATACAATATGAAACAGACTCGATTACTTGAAATTATACGTGAAGAAATAGCTGGTGCTTTAAGAGAAGGTGATGCTGAAGACAATGCTGCCAAAATGGCTCAAATTAAAGCAACTGATTTAGAAATTAAAGCTTTACAAAAGAAAAAAGCTGAATTAGCAAAAACAGGTGTAGCTGAATCCGAAGAACTTGAAGAAGATACTTTAAATGAAGTTCCTGATTTTGGAGGTAGATATGATCAACAAGTGGCAGCAAAATATGGTGAAGATCAAACACTAGAAGATGCTACAAAAGATATAACAGATGAAATACTTAAAGATATGGGTGTTTCAAGAGATGACCTTAAAAAAGATGCAGATAAGGCAAAAGACGTACTTAAAGCTATCCGTTCTAAAGTAGTTGGTAAAGCTAGAGACCCAAGAGTTGCTAAAGCTTTAAAAAAACAAGAAGAATTTGATGATTCAGGTAATGCTCTTCAAGCAAACCAAACAAACAATGCAATTTTAAAAGCACTAGGATTAAAAGAACCAGGACAACGTGGTAGAAAAGCGAGTGAAAAATCTGAACCTAAAGAAAAATCTACTAAAGCAAAAGCAGAAAAATCACCTAAAGCAGAAAAAACAGCTACCCTTACAAAGGGAGATGATGGATTTGATACAGTAGAATATTCAGATGATGAAGGATCAGCAGAAGCAATGAAAGCAGCAGGTAGTGATGAAACAGCAAAAGAATTAAGTAGCACACCTGAAGAAAAGAAAGTTAAATTTAACCAATTTTTAGCATCTGTTAAAAAAAATAAAGATGATAAAGCTAAAATTGATGGTATTTTAAAACTAGCAAAAGATAAATTTAAATTCGCTAAAACAATGATGGATGATTTAAAACGTGCTGCTGGTAGAGAAGTAGAAGTATAATGAAAGATAAAATATTTCAAATAAAGTTATCCCATCTTATCATAGGTGGGATACTTTTGTTGTTAACAATATTTTTACTTAAATGTAATTTTACTCCATCATTTGTCAACACATATAATAAAGAAAAAAAGGAAATAGACAGTTTACAAGTTGAAATCAGTAAATTAAAAAAATCTCAACTTGAATTAAATAAAGATATAGATAAACAAATATTAATTACAGATTCATTAAATAAAGAAATTAAAATTACAGAAAAAGAGCTAACACAAACACGCACATATTATGCTAACAAAATTAAAAATATTAATAGTTCTTCTCCTTCTGAGCTTAACGAGTTTTTCACAGAAAGATACAAGTAAAATTTGCTTTTCATATAGTAAAGCAAAACAAATAGCAATTGACTTAGTTAGGGGAGATTCAGCTATAACAGAATTAAAAATCACCAATAAATTAGTTTGGCAATTAAACGAAAAAATTAGTACTCAAGATAGTACTATTACACTTTACATAGTTAAAGAACAAAATTATATTAGTCAAATAAACAATTACGATAAAATTTCTACTAAAAAAGACGAGATAATAACAGGCCTTGAAAAAGATGTTACTAAATTAACTAAGAAAAATAACCGTTTGAAAACAGGACTTAAATACCTTGGTGGAGGATTCGTGGCTTCCATACTTACTATTATTACCTTGACATTAATTAAGTAATGGCTGAAGATCTAAAAAAAGCGATAAGAGAAGAATATGTAAGATGTGCAACATCTCCGGCATATTTTATGAAAAAGTATTGCTACATTCAACATCCAAAACGTGGTAGAATTCAATTTAATCTTTACCAATTTCAAGAAAAAGTATTAACTTTATTTCAAGAAAATCCTTACTCAATGGTTTTGAAATCTAGGCAACTAGGAATTTCAACTTTATGTGCGGGTTATTCTTTGTGGATGATGATTTTTCATCAAGATAAAAATATACTTTGTATTGCTACAAAACAAGAAACAGCTAAAAACATGGTTACCAAAGTAAGGTTCATGTATGAAAGTTTACCTTCTTGGCTTAAAGAACAAGATAAACCTACCGAAGACAATAAATTAACATTACGCTTAAAAAACGGATCTCAAATTAAAGCAACAGCAGCATCCAGTGATGCAGGCCGTTCAGAAGCCGTTTCTTTACTAATTATAGATGAGGCCGCATTCATCAACAATATTGGAGAAATATGGGCTTCAGCACAACAAACATTAGCTACAGGTGGTGGATGTATTGCTTTATCTACTCCTTATGGTACCGGTAATTGGTTTCATCAAACATGGGTTGCTGCAGAAATGGCAGAAAACAGTTTTTTACCAATTAGATTACCTTGGCAAGTTCACCCTGAACGAGATCAAGTATGGAGAGATAGACAAGATTCTGACTTAGGAATCAGAATGGCAGCACAAGAATGTGACTGTGACTTTTCTACATCTGGAGATACTGTATTTTATCCTGACGATATAACATTTTACGAAAAAACATTTATAAAAGATCCATTAGAAAAACGTGGAGTAGACCAAAATCTATGGATTTGGGAACCTGCAGATTATTCAAAAAATTATTTAATTGCGGCTGATGTAGCTCGAGGAGATGGAAAAGATTATTCTGCGTTTCACATATTTGATGTAGAAACATTTACTCAAGTAGGGGAATATAGGGGACAAATTGGCACAAAAGAATATGGTCATATGCTAGTAGGCATGGCTACAGAATACAATAATGCTTTACTTTCAGTAGAAAATTCTAATATAGGATGGTCTACTATTCAAACTATTTTAGATAGAGGTTACCAAAACTTCTACTATTCACCTAAAGGTGGAAATATGAGTACAGATTCGTATTTTGATCCATATATGGATACAAGTAGAATGACACCTGGATTCTCTATGACTACAAATACTCGACCTATTGCTATTGGTAAATTTCAAGAAGCAATACAAGACAAAGGAGTTACTTTTTACTCTAATCGATTACTAGAGGAAATGAAAGTATTTATATGGAGAAATGGTAGAGCAGAAGCCCAATCAGGCTACAATGATGACTTAATGATGGCGTTTGCTATAGGTTGTTATTTACGTGATACCTCATTTAAATTTAGACAGTCAAATATGGATATGACTAGAAGTATGCTTAACGCTATATCAACTAATTCCTCTAAATATTCGGGTGGATATTCTTCTGGAGCAGCATATGCAGACAAATACAATAACAATCCATTTAATATTGATAACCCTTATTCAAACGAACAAGAAGATATTTCTTGGTTACTTTAAAAACAAATCATGGCAGACACAGGCTTATTTAAAAGATTACAACGTTTATTTTCAACTGATGTTATTATCCGAAATGAAGGAGATAATAAACTAAAAGTATTTGACATCAACAAAATACAAGTTTCAGGAGAATATGAAACAAATTCCCTAGTAGACCGATTTTCTAGAATATTTACAAACTCAAACACTTCAATTTATGGATACCAAAGTAGTTTCAACTATCAAACAATACGCCCTACGCTTTATTCTGAATATGACTCAATGGATACAGATGCTATTGTCGCCTCTGCTTTAGATATAATTGCTGATGAAAGTACATTACGTAATGATATGGGAGAAGTACTTCAAATACGTAGCTCCGATGAAGATGTACAAAAAATACTATACAATTTATTTTACGATGTATTAAATATAGAATTTAATTTATGGCCATGGGTTAGAAATATGTTAAAATATGGAGATTTCTTTTTAAAATTAGAAATAGCAGAAAAATTTGGTGTATATAATGTTATCCCATACAATGCATTTCACATTGAAAGACAAGATGGATACGATAAAGAACACCCTGCATCTATAAGATTTAAATTTGATCCAGATGGAATTACAGCTGCCTCAAGTTATGGATT